GAGTATGACTGCAATTTTTAATTCATGAAGACATTGGATCTCTTTGTCGTTGAGCTAGAAAAGAAGCTCAATGATACTATCGTCACGGACGGCGGTTTGGAGCTCTACGTTGACAGCAAGTTCAACGCTTTCGAGCATAGGGTCACTGAGGGCCCCGTAGTCGCTTCTCCTTTAAAACACGATACCGGGGCCGAGGAGGGCGACACCCTCTATTTCCATCATTTGGTGGTGCTTAATGAGGGCCAGCCGCTAACGGGGCACGAAAACCACTATTTGGTAAGGTATGACCCCGTAAACACGGTTAACAACCAAGCCATAGCGTATAAGAACAAAAAGGGCGAAATCAAGCCCTTGGCGGGGTGGACGTTACTCTCTCCGGTAGATGAGGGCTCCCCCGGAAAGCAATCAGACCTTATAGAGGTGGTGAAGCTCGTAGAATCCCCAGTTAGAAAAGCCAAGGTGGCGTTTGAATGCGCTTCTACCGACGAACTAGGGCTCAAAAAGGGTGACGTCGTGGGATTAAAAAAGAACAGGGATTACGAGATAACTATAGACGGTAATAAGTACTTTAGAGTTCGCGCAGAAGATATTCTCTATGTCGAAGAAGAAGTTCACAACGATTGAAGCCGCCGAGCGCCTTATGGGCAGCATGGAGGTGGCGATCAACAATATGATCGACGAGGTTCGGAAGCCGGTAGACCCTGAGGCTGGCGGTTCGGCACGTAAGGCCGAGCTGCAGTCCATTAAACAAACTGCTATAGACTGCAAGGAACTGTTGCTTGAAAGGCAACGGTTGGAGCAAATGATAAAAGACCTACAGACAAATGGAGAGATCGAACAAGCAAAAGACTACAGCGGAGGTTTCGCTGAAAGATTCTCTAAATGATTGGCAAGAAATAGTGTACCAAATGAATAAACAAGACTTTAAGTTCTGGGAGGAATCTTGGAACGACGAGTTCGAGGATTAAGCTTCTTTTTTCGTCAGGCGGCCCTCTACGCATAATAGGGCAATCACACTGGGGCGTAGTTCAGTTGGTTAGAGCGTCTGTCTTATACACAGGAAGTCGTGGGTTCAAGTCCCACCGCCCCAACAATTTATTATATTTGTACCATGAAGCTCAAGAAAAGAGACTACAAAGAGGAATACGCCAAGTACGGCAGCGGCGGCAAAGCCAAGAAGTACAGGGCTAACCTCAACCGTATCAACCGCCGCAAGGGGACGTACGGGAACGGGGACGGTCTCGACGAAGCGCATGTAGGGTCGTCTGACAGAACTGAGAAGCAGCCTGAATCTAAGAATAGAGCCAACAACCGCCCCTCCGTTAGGAGGAGCAGGTGAGGGAACGCCCTCGTAGCTCAACTGGAGAGAGCATTTGCCTTCTAAGCAAACGGTTACAGGTTCGAGTCCTGTCGGGGGTACTAAATTAAATTGACATGAAACAACAAACTCAAACGCTGATCAAAAAGCGCGTCAGAAGAAAAGGGGTTCACGCCAAGACCCGTACGTCAAACATTAAGACGTCGAAGTACTACAAGAAGCCGTACAAATCTCAAGGTCGCTAACCATGGCTGATTACATCTGCGAGTGTAAGGACCACGAGGAAGCTAAAAGCGGCGTCACTATTAAGTTCGGATCTGAAGGGGCTTACCACGACATTAAATGTCCGTGTGGCAAGTACATGGAGCTTAAGACCCCTAAGACTGGCGCCCCGAGCTTTAGAAGCAATCGGTACGGTCAGGTTTTCTGATGTCCTCCCTAGTAAACATAGAATATTATGATGCGCCTGCTGTCTCAATTTGTCCCAAGGGTACGAAAGGTGAACTTATTGAACTTGGTTCACTACTCATTATGCTTCCCGCTCAGCCTCCCGAGGAAGAAATTGCGGGATATGGAAAGCCAGACGACATGCAGGTGTGGGAGAGGGTTCCTATGCCTCAGGAACTGTCTCGTATTAAGTCTATGGATGAGTGGGGGGAGATGCCAAGGGAGTTTCGACAGAAGTTTTCTCCGTATATCGAGGAGGAATTTCGCCGTAGGCGTGAGGGCTTTTGGTTTTATAATGCGGGTAGGCCTGTTTATATAACCGGGAGGCACTATATGATGCTCCAATGGACCAAGATGGACGTTGGTTATCCTGACTTTTTAGAGTTCCAAAGAAATATTTTCTTACATTTAGCCGCGTGTGAGGCGGATCCGCGATGTATTGGCCAGTTGTATACGAAGTGCAGGCGTAGCGGATATACTAATATCTGCTCCGCTGTGCTTCTAGATGAAGCGACGCAGGTCAAAGACAAACTCCTAGGAATCCAGTCCAAGACTGGTAAGGACGCGCAAGAAAATATATTCATGAAGAAGGTGGTGCAAATGTTCCGCCACTACCCCTTCTTCTTTAAACCTATACAGGATGGTACCACTAACCCACGCATGGAGCTGGCTTTTCGCGAGCCGAGTAAGAGAATCACGAAGAAGAATAAGACTGCGCAGACGGGAGAGGCTCTTAATACGGTAATTAACTGGAAGAACACTACTAACAACGCGTATGATGGGGAGAAGCTCCACATACTCTATTTAGACGAAGCTGGAAAATGGGAAAAACCTACAGACATAAGGGACGCTTGGAGGATTCAGCGGACATGTTTGATCGTCGGAAGAAAAATCGTGGGAAAGGCCATGGTTGGGAGTACGGTGAACCCGATGGACAAGGGTGGGAAGGAATACAAGGAATTGTGGAGGGATTCGAATCCGGAAGAAAGAAACGCAAACGGTAGGACCCGAACAGGACTGTACCGATTATTTATACCCGCATATGAATCACTTGAAGGATTTTTTGACAAACACGGACGACCCATCGTTGATGACCCTGATCACCCTGTGGACGGTCTTGACGGCGATAGTGTTGTTCAAGGCGCAAAGACGTATCTCAAAAACGAAAGGGAGAGCCTCAAGTCTGACCCCTCGGAGCTAAACGAGGTAACGCGCCAGTTCCCATTTACCACCGACGAAGCCTTCAGGGATAGTATCGACGGAAGCCTATTCAACATCGGCAAGATATACGAGCAGATACAGCATAACGACGACCTATACCCAAACCCTATAGTTGTAGGGAACTTCGTTTGGAAGAACGGGCAAAAGGACACGGAAGTAGTATTTAAGCCAGACCCTAAGGGCCGGTTTAAGGTGGCGTGGATGCCGCCTAAAGAGATCCAGAATCAAAAGAAATTTGATCGAGGAAAACGCGTAGCACCTAATGCAGAGCTGGGGGTAGGCGGGGTCGACTCTTATGACCTTGACGCCACCGTCGACGGACGCGGTTCTAAGGGAGCGCTACACCTTTACAACAAGTTCCATATGGAGCACCCATCGAACATGTTTGTAGTGGAGTATGCGTCCCGCCCGCCTTTAGCTAAAATCTTCTACGAAGACGTGCTTATGGCTGCCGTCTTTTATGGGTACCCTGTGTTAATTGAAAACAACAAGTACGGGATTGCAAGGTACTTTGAATCAAGGGGTTATGACGGCTACCTTATGGATAGGCCAGCCCACCTCACCGCAGCTAACAGCTCTATAAAAACAAAGACGAAGGGTATACCTTCAAACTCGCAAGACGTCATCCAAGCTCACGCCCACGCCATAGAAGCTTACATCCACGACCATGTTGGGTTTCATCGTGAGACCGGAGACATGGGAAAGATGTATTTTAACAGCACGCTTGAGGATTGGATAGGTTTTAAAATAAACGACAGAACCAAGTTTGACCTTACGATAAGCTCGGGGCTTGCGCTACTAGCCGCCCAAAAGGCAAAGAAAAAGGAGGTTGTAAAGTTTGACGAGAAGAAATTTTTCCGCAGATATAACCCGATCGGCTAAGAATCCTATTATTTCTATATTTGCAAAAATGCCGCCACGGTAATGCATAGCAACGAAAGAAATAAGTCCCGTAGTTTTCCAGACCCGTTAGCTTCACAAGAGAAGAAGGCTTCTAAGAAGTATGGGCTGGACTACGCCAAGGCTATAGAGAACCAGTGGGGTAAGATACAGGACTCCGGCTCTATGTATAAAAAGAGAGCTAAGCTGTTTGAAAGAAACAGGGATTACGCCAACGGAACTCAGGATACTAGCATCTACAAGAGAATACTTACGTCTCTTGACCCTAGCAGCGGTGACGGCAGCCTTGTCAACCTCGACTACACTCCCGTACCTATCCTGCCTAAGTTTGCGAGGATCATTGTAAACAAGATCCTCTCTAGAAACCCCTACCCTAATCTTGAGGCGGTAGACCCGCTCTCTTCTTCGGAGAAGGATAAGGAGAAGAATCGCATAAAGACTCAGGTTCAGATAAAGCCTCAGCTCGAAGAGCTAAAGGCCATGACCGGTGGCCTCGTGCTGGATAAAGACCCAGCCGAGCTGCCGGACACCCTTGAGGAAGCGGAAATCTTCCTCGAAACGAACATCAAGACGGACGCGGAGATAGCGGCCCAGATAGCCACGAACATGACGCTAGAGTGGAATAGCTTTAGCGACAACGTGTACAGACGCTGCGTAAACGACCTCGTCGCCTGCGGCATGGCGGTCGTAAAAAGAAATAACGACCCGTCGTATGGCATTGTAACTGAGTACGTTGACCCCGCTATGTTCATTCATAGCTACACCGAAGACCCATCTTTTGACGATTTGGTGTACGCCGGACACATCAAGCGCATGAAGATTCAGGACCTCAGGCGCTACGCGAACGAGGAAATGACGGAGGAGGAGTTTAAGAAGATCGCAGAGCACGCGGCTAGAACCAAGGGGTACGATATGTCCAAGCTCAACCAGAGCTACTACGACTCACACCTTGAGCGCAACGTGTACGGTTACGACGAGTATACGATAGAGGTTATAGACTTTGAGTTCTTGGGCGTCGATTGCATGTACTTCGAGGAGAAGGAGAACAGATACGGAAACACTAATTTCTACTACGAAGGGTACAGCTACAAGGAGCGCCAAGGAGGCGTGTTTAAGCGCACCCCTCGCAAGATGGATATGGTTAACGTGTACGGCGGCATCTACATCCCGGGCACCGAGTTCATTATCGGGTACGGGCTGAAGAACAACATGCCCCGCAATATGCACGACCTCAGCCGCACGCGCATGTCTTACTCCGTGGCCGCCACGAACATTAGGAACATGATGCCTAAGTCGATGGTGGATAGCTGCGTAGGGTTTGCGGACATGCTGCAGCTCACGCACCTCAAGATCCAGCAGGCCATCGCCAAGGCAAAGCCAGACGGGCTGATTATCGACATTGAGGGGTTGGAGAACGTACAGCTCGGGAAGGGAGGCGACCTG